CCCATGGGGATCATGGGGCGACGAAACCTACGGCAACCGCACATGGGCCGGCTCAGACGTCGACACCCAATCATCGTTGCAGCTTCTCGCCGTCTACGGCTGCAACCGTTTCATCTCGGACGGCATCGGCACGCTGCCGTATGACACGTTCCGGTTGATGAACCGGGTCACGGTCGAAGTACCGAAGCCCGGATGGCTCGTCCAGCCGGCGCCGGATCTTGACCCGATTTCGTGGTTCACGCAGATTCTCACGTCGCTGCTACTCGCCGGCAACGCCTACCTCTTTCTCGACTACATGAACGGTGTCCTCAACTCGGCGTTGCCGCTCGACCCGACGAAAGTCAGCGTCACCCGCGAACGAGGCCGCAAAGTCTTCCAAGTCGCCGCCGAACGATTCGACTCGCGCCGCATCCTCCACATTCCCGCAGTCATGTTCCCCGGCGCCGAGCTCGGCATGTCACCAATCGAAGCCGCGAAACAAACAATCGGCTCCGGACTCGCGGTAACCGAATTCGCCGGCAAGTTCTTCGGTCAAGGCGCCGTCATGTCGGGCGTGATCGAAGATCCGGGGCCTTTGGACCCCGATAAGGCCCGTTCGATGGCAAAAACATGGGGAAAACTGCATTCCGGGAAAGATAAAGCGCATCTTCCAGGTGTTTTGCAAGGTGGCGCGGTCTGGAAATCGACTGGTGTCACGAACGAGCAAGCCCAGTTTCTCCAGACCCGAGGGTTCACGTCCGCGGAGATCGCATCGTTTCTGTTCCAGATCGACCCGTCCGAGTTCTCGATCTTCATGGGCCAAGGCGGTTCGATCACCTACGCCAACTTGGAGCAGCGAAACACCCGCAAAGTGCAGGTCACGTTCCTGCCGTGGATGGTCCGGATCGAGAAAGCGATCAGCTCGCTTCTCCCACGTCCGCAGTTCATGAAGTTCAACGTTGACGGACTGCTCCGAGCCGACCTCAACGACCGTTACAAGGGTTACGCGGTCGGTATCCAGAACCGTTTCCTGGTGCCGAACGAGGCCCGATCGAACGAAGACATGGGCCCGCTTCCCGGCGGAGACACCGTGCAAGACATTCCTGTCGCCCCGAAAGTGTGAGGTAACACATCGTGACTTTGACCACCTCGTCCTCGACCGCCAACTCACGCTATGCGGCTTATACGGCTGGCGTTCCGAACGTGCTTGCGTCGGAACCGTCAGCAGCGGACCGTGCCCGCCTCGAACAGAAACGTGGCCTCACGTCCGTCACCCGCGGCTATGCGATCCCCGACCTCGAAGTGCGTGCCCCCGCCGAGGGCACCCACATCGCAACGTTCGGAGGCCACGCCGCAGCGACGGGCCGGTCATATGACATGTTCGGCGGCCCGGACGCCGGCGGATGGTCCGAGACGGTCGTGCGCGGCGCATTCGGTCCGACGTTGGGCCGGAACCCGGACGTGTCGTTCCTCGTAAACCATGAAGGCATGAGCCTCGCCCGCACGACAGCCGGCAACCTCTGGTTGAGCGAAGACAAGGTCGGGCTTGCCGTGAAAGCCGAGCTCGATACTCGCGACACGAACGCCAACAATCTTGTGATCGGCATGCAGAACGGCAACATCAACGAAATGTCGTTCGCGTTCCGGGTCACGAAACAGGAATGGCTCAACACCGACGGCGAGGTCGTGCCGTGGTGGGACATGACCGGCGTCAACCGCCAGATCCAAGTCGTCGATTTGGAGAAGGGCGATGTGTCCGCAGTCAACTACGGCGCGAACCCGTACACCGACGCCGCGCTTCGTTCGCTGGCCGATATTCGCGGCTTGAGTCTCGATGACTGCGAACCCGATGAACTCCGCGAAGCCATCTCTTATCTCCAGTCGCGGCTGCCCGCGCCCGCGGTACATCCCGAACTTGTCGCCGAACAGCATCGTCTGCTCGCCGACTACGCCCGTCTCCGCGGCGAAGTTCTGTAGTACCCGTAAACCCCGAACACTCCCGGCGTGCGCCCGGACTGTTGAGCTTCACGGTTCCCGTATCCAACTCTCAAGAATCGAGAAACCAAATGGACATGCGTGAGCATGTGATCGCGCTCAACGAGCGCAGAATCCGAATCAACAAAGAACAGCAGGATCTCATCGACCGGCGCATCAAGGACAACCCTGGTGAGCCGTTCTCGGAAGAGGATCGTGCGACGATCGCCCGGATGGACGCCGATATCGACGCCCTGCAGACCGAGGTCGAGTCGTTCGTTGCCCGCGAAACCCGCGAGAACGACGACGCGACTCTCCGCGAAGCACACGCAGAAGTCTTCGGTACGGAAACGAAGCTTCTGAAGCAGGAAGCATCGTGGGAGCAGCGGTTCGCCGGCTGGGCCCGCGGTCAGGAGAACTCGCAGGAAACCGATTTCGAGGGCCGTGGAAACACGCTCTCAATCGACCTCCGGCCGGCTCACGCGATCATGAACAAGCTTCGCGACGGTGCAACACATCAGGAAGTCAGAACCCTGCTGTGGGATACCGGCTCGATCGCTTCGGGTGTCCCGGTGACGACCGCGAACACGATCTACCAGTTGATGACGGCCGGTATCGCAGCGTTCCGGATGCCGACCACGAAGATCACGACCGACTCCGGTGAGACGATGTACTTCCCGCGTATCAACGCGCACGGCATCGGCACCCAGGTCATCGCGCAGGGTACTGCGCTCGCGGGCACGGATCCGACGTTCTTGCGTATGCAGCTCGACGCGTTCAAGTACGGCCAGCTTGTGCAGGTCGCTTCGGAAACCCTGTCCGATACCGGGTTCAACGTTCTCGACTTTGTTGCCGGGAACATTGCTCGCGCCGTCGCCCAGGTTGCCGATACGGCTCTGATCGCTGGAACAGGTTCAGGTCAGCCACAAGGCATGATGACTGCAGTCACGGTCGGCAACGCCGGCACCGTCCCGACTGGCGGCACGCTGATCACACCGACGTTCGAGAACCTTGTCGACTTGAAGTACTCGGTCAACGACCAGTACCGGCAGTCGCCTTCGGTGGCGTGGCTGATGCGCGACGCGACCGCAGGGATTCTCCGCAAGATCCGCGACCAGGGCGGCGGCACAACCGGCCAGCCTCTTTGGCAGATGTCGCCCTATCTCGGGTTGAACACTGGACAGCCGGACACGTTGCTCGGCGACCCGGTCTACATCGACCCGAACGTCGCATCATGCGCCTCGAACGCGAGGATCATCTGCTATGGCGACTGGAACGCCTACTACACCCGGCTGGTTGGGCCGTTCGTGTTCGAACGTTCCGACGAGTACGCGTTCAACGCTGACCTCGTGACGTTCCGCGGGAAGCAGCGGCTCGACGGTGACTTCATCGACCTCACCGCCGTGAACCTGCTCAAGCAGTCCGTCTAACCACCCATCCCCGTGCAGGGGACGAACCGGGAGCGGTCGGTATCCACGGCGACTGCTCCCGGTTCCCTGCACGGACTTCCTGCACGGAGGCTTTCTATGCATCTCTCGCGTGTCGCGTCAGGCGACCTCGAAACTGAACTGTTACGACTCGAGCAAGACAACCGAATCGTCGAAGTCGCGGACCATTGCCCCGACGACGATTCCGCGACGATCGTGTTCGAACCGTTGGCTGTCCGGTCCGCGCCGGGTGAACGGGAGACGCGCCTGTGCGAATCCTGATCCACTCGAACGGTCCTCACGTCAAAACCGGGTACGGCGTCCAAACCCGCCAGTTGTCCGAACATTTGCACGACGCCGGCCACGACGTCGCGGTGTCATGCACCTACGGCGTCCAAGGCGAGATTCTGCCGTTCGGTAAACGCCAAATCCTGCTCTACCCGGCCGGCTACGAGGTCAACGGGAACGACATCATTCACTCGCACGCGCTGCACCATTTCGGCGGCGACGCGACAGGCGGATGGATTATCCCGCTGCTCGACATGTGGTGTTTGCAGAACCCGATCCTCGAAGATTTCAACATTGCCGCATGGACACCCGTCGACCATGTCCCGGTGCCGTCCGATGTCGTCAAGTTCTTCCACCGCAACCCGGACGCGGTCCCGGTCGCAATGTCACGGTTCGGTGAACGCCAACTTTCCGAGGCCGGCCTGAACCCGGTTTACATTCCGTTGACGGTCGACACGACGGTTTACAAGCCGACCGAGCATGTCGTGTCGCAAGGCCAAACGTTGACCGGCCGGCAACTAATCGCCATGTCAGACGGTCCACCAGACCCGATCCCCGACGATGCGTTCCTTGTCGGCATGGTCGCCATGAACAAAGGATGGGCCCGCGACCGTAAAGGATTCAACGAGGCTTTCCGTGCGTTCGGCCAGTTCTGGCAACACCACCAGAACGCCATCCTGTATGTGCACGCGGATTGGCCTGGCGGTGCCGAAGGCATCAACCTGAAAGAACTCGCCGTGCATGCCGCGATCCCCGAGCATGCGATCCGGTTCGTCGACCAGTACGCCTACCGGATGGGCTATTCGCCCGAAATGATGGCCGCGATTTACACGGCGTTCGATGTGCTCCTCGCTCCGTCGCATGGCGAAGGGTTCGGCGTCCCGCTCATCGAAGCGCAAGCCTGCGGTACACCGGTGATCACATCAGATTTCTCGACCGGCCCCGAACTGTGCGGTGCGGGCTGGCTGGTCGCCGGCCAGTTGGAATGGGATCCACCGCAACATGCCTCATATTTGTGCCCCTACACGGCGGAAGTGATCCGAGCTCTCGAGGAATGTTTCGCGGCCGACCGGACCGAAATGGTCGACAAGGCAGTCGGGTTCGCGTCCCAGTATGACGCTGACCTCGTGTTCGTGCAGTATTGGATGCCGTTCCTAGAGTCGCTGGAGAAGCCGCCAGAAGGCCTCCAGTTGGACCGGAAGCCGATGGGGCAGGTCGATGTCCTAGTTCCCTATATGCGGCCTGAGAACGCTTCACGGTTCTGGGAATCTTTGACCGACGAGGTCGCCGAATCCGACGTGATCGTCTATATCGCCGAATCCGACGCCGAATCCCGCCCGGTCAGAACGTTCGCTCAGAACCTCAACGACGCCTACAGGCAAGGATCGAACGACTGGGTGCTCGTCGTCGGCGACGATGTCGAGTTCAAACCAGGATGGCTCGACGCCGCCAAGAAACTCTCCGACCGTTTCGACGTGATCGGCACTAACGACTCATCGAACGGTGTCAAGAACCCGGACGTGGCCGCCGGCCGACATGCAGACCATTTCTTTGTGCGCCGCAGCTACATCGACACCTACGGCGCATCTCTCGACGGACCCGGCGTTCTCGCCCCCGAAATCTACGGCCACTGGTATACGGACAAGGAAATCGTCGAGCTCGCCAAAGCCCGTGGTGTCTGGACGCCGTGTTTGGATTCGGTGATCGAACATCACCATCCGGGCTACGCCGGACGTGAGGATCTTCGGCAGGCCGACTCCGTATATGTGAAAGCGCAGGAGACAGCCGAGGAGGACAAACGGACATTCGTGTCACGGTCGCCTCTGATCGAAATGCAACGCACAAGCCGCGGTAAGAAGTGACCGTCTATGACACGTTCATGTTCAACAACGAATACGACATGCTCGAATGCCGGCTCTACGAACTCCAGAACGTCCCGAATGTCGAGCATGTCGCTGTCGAGGCGAACGTTGACCATCAAGACCATCCGAAACCGTTTCATCTGACCGAGAACCTCTCCCGGTTCGATGCATGGTCGGAACGCCTGACCGTGGTCCGGGCTCGAGGGCTTCCACCGAAAACGTTGGACCCGGACCCGTGGGCCCGCGAACACGCCCAACGCGAACATGTCCGGTTTGGGCTCAGAGACGCCGAACCTGACGATGTGATCCTTCACGGCGACGTCGATGAGATCCCATCCGAGCTCGTTGCCCGCCACATCCGACCGGAAGGGTTCATTAGTTTCACTCAACGGGGACATTTCTGGGCGGTCGACTGGCTTTACCCGGAACCCTGGTATGGGACGGTCGCAGGACGGTTCCGTGACATCACATCGTTTGGCGGGATGCGCGACATGCGCAACATTGCCCGGAAACTCCCGAACGCCGGCTGGCATCTCTCATGGCTCGGTGGTCCCGATATCGCGATGGCGAAGGTCGGGAGTTTCTGTCACCCAGAAGTTGAGCATCGGATCAGGAAAGGTTTGGAAAACGATTCGTTCATCCGTGAAGGGTTCCATGTCGACGGTTTACGGATGAAAGCGGTCGAGGTTGATGCAACCTGGCCGAAATGGATTGTGGACGGGAAATGCCCTGAATCCTGGTTCCGGTCGAATGTGCCCATCCTTCACTGAGGATTGGTTCAGCGGCGCATCATGCGAAGCTCTCGCCGGACTCGCCGCATCAACAAACCACATGCCCGGTGTGGTTGTCGAGATTGGATCGTGGGAGGGACGGTCAACGATGGCGCTCGCTCGAGCGGTCGTCCCCTCCGTGGTACGTGCTGTTGACACTTGGCAGGGTTCGATCGGAGAGATAAGCGAAGTCATCGCCCGCGACCGTGACATCTTCTCGACGTTTACGGCGAACACGGCCGGCCTGAACGTTCACCCGTACCGGATGGACTGGCGCCTGTATTTCGACAACAACAACGAGCGGCTCCGGTTCTGCTTCATCGACGGACTACACACCTATGAGGAAGTACGCGACCAGCTCGCGGTAATCCGCCCGCGAATGCTTCCCGGCGGGATCATCTGTGGCGACGACAACCATCATCCGCCGATCCAGCAGGCTGTTATCGAAGCGTTCGGGAATGCCCCAGTGACCGCAACTTTATGGTGGGTGCAACTGTGACGATCGCAGACCAGTACCGGGAATACTGCGAAACCCCATCTGACATCTATCTGCATTTGCCTCGGCTGGTCGAAGTTGTCCGTGAACTCGACGCGAAACATGTGATCGAGCTCGGCACCCGCAGCGGGGTGTCGACGGTCGCGTTCCTGCATGCGCTCGAAGAGACAGACGGCCGGTTGACATCAATCGATTTGGATGCGCCTCCGGCGATCGAATCTCCACGGTGGACGTTCATTCAGGGCGACGATTTGGACCCGCGGATCCTGTACGGGCTTGAGCCGGCCGATCTGGTGTTCATTGACACTTCGCATCTATATGAGCAGACCGTCGCCGAACTCCACGTCTACAAACATCTGGTGAACCCAGGCGGCATCATCGCTCTGCATGACACACAGTTGCCGCAGCCGATCGGTGCGCCCCGGCGCCCTTCGTTTCCGGTGCGGACAGCGATCGAGGATTTCGTGGCCGAAGAAGATCTCTATTGGGTCGAGTTCCCCGAGTGTTGGGGATTGGGGCTGATTTCATTGGGTGACCGAAATGGCTGACCAGCGCGTCGATCAGCTCTCCGCGAATCTGAACCCGGCAGCGACATTGTTGTTGTATGCGGAGGATCCGACAGGGCTGTTGGATTACAAGGTCGCGATTGCTGATCTGATCAAGAATGTGACCGCGGGCGGTGATCTGACGGGCACGTTCGGGACTCCGACGTTGGCGACGTCTGGTGTTACGGCCGGCACGTATGGTTCGGCTACTCAAACGTCGCACGTCCAGTTCGACGCGAAGGGTCGCGCGGTTAGCGCGTCGAACACGACAATCCAGATCCCGGAGTCGCAGGTCACGAACCTGACTTCGGATTTGTCGGCGAAGGCTGCGGATAACACGGTTGTCCATAACACGACGAACGAGAATGTGGGCGGCATCAAAACGTTCACGTCGGCCCCGGTGTTTCCTGCCGGGTCGATCGGCTATTCCGAACTGGCGCTAACCGGCGCGATCCTGAATGCAGACCTGGCGGGCTCAATCGCGTATTCGAAGCTCAACCTGACCGGCGCGATCCTGAACGCCGATCTCGCCGGCAGCATTGCCGAATCGAAGATCACCAACCTGACCACCGACCTCGCGGCTAAAGCACCCAAACTTACGCCGACCGCGCTCAAGGCCACCGGCGACTCTCCGGTCACCGCTAATGCAGGCGATCTGGTCAAACTCGATTCTTCCGGAGGCACGATTACCGTCAATCTTGCGGCCGCGCCGGCTGACGGTTCCCGCATCGGGATTCTGCTTGTGACAGCCGGAAACTCTGTAACCGTGAATCTTGGCGGGAGCGACGTGTGGAACGTTGCCGGCGTTACGACACCTAAGACACTGGCGACGGCCGGCCAGTATCTCGAGATCCAATATCAGACGACCGGGGCGATCTGGCTCGTTAAACAAGATGTTCTGCTGTCGCTCAACGACGGGACGGGCACGACTGTTGACACGTCGTTGCCTGGTATCGCGAAGGTTGGCGTCAACGTCGACCAAACATTGCAGTCCATCCAGTTCGGCAACACGAACAGTCCGATCGTTGTGATGTCAGCTCGTCTCGCGACCGACAATGCGCTGCCTGCGTGCACGTATGCGAACGGATCGTCGGGTGTCGGCGCGACGTTGACCGCGACGGGTAACGCGGCACTCGGCAGCATCAGTCGTGTGACCACGGTCCTCGGCGACCGGATCCTCGTCCGTAACCAGGCGTCAGGTTTCCAGAACGGCGTCTACGACATCACGCAACTCGGCGACGGCTCCCATCCGTTCATTCTCACCCGGTCGACGCAATGCGACCAGGCCGCCGAATACGCGCACGGTGTCTGGGTATTCATCTCCGAAGGCACATTCTCCGGCGCAGTTATTGTTTGTCCCGCTAACTCGTCGGTCACAATGGGCACAACTGTCCTGAACTTCACAGGCCATCAACGTATGAACGTGACGCCTGCTGACGTGTCAGGCGGCCCGCAACGCAACGAACGGCGCCTCGAGGAAGAGTTCAACTTCACCACGACAGCGTCGACCACCGGGAAACGGCTCACGGAATCGAAAGAGACGGGGGTGTTCATGTCGGGCGCCGCGTCGCAAGTCGCGCAGATCGACCCGTTCGGGACTAACGCCGAATCGACGACGCCTGGCTGCGCCGAATGCGCGACGGGCACCGCAACAACCGGAGCATGCGGAGTCCAGCTTTCGGCGACGAACTTCACTTGGGACGCGACACGCAGGGCACGTTTCGGTTCGCGTATCAAAGTTCCGACCCTGTCGTCAGGTGCTCAGACCTTCATTGTCCGATCCGGGTTCATTCAAGGCAACGGTCTTGCCGCGCCTACCGCTGGCATCTACTGGGAACTTCCCGCCGATGGAACATCGAACTGGAAGATCGTCTGCAACCATGCCAGCACACCGACGTCATCGGATTCGGGAGTCGCACAAGCAACCCTGTTCCGAGATTTGATCGTGACTTACGACGAGGTCGCCGCGGCCGCGCATTTCTACACCAACGATGCGTCGGGCTCACCGATCGAAGTGTCGAACTCTCCGATCATCACGAACCTTCCGACGACGGACACGCTGACACCGCTAACGCACATCATCAAATCGGCCGGCACGCTGACACGCACAGTCGAAGTCGACTACATGGAATGCGTGTTCAAAGAAGCTCGAACGCAGCTCACTCTCATGCCATGACCGTCGCCGTTGCGGTGCGAACGAGCCGCACCCGTCTGGTGTTCGATGGCCAGTCACTCAACATTCAACCCGGCGTCAACATTGCCTATCCACGCCAACTCCGCAATCTGCTCGGCGACATCGTCTATAACGTGCCGGCTATCGGTGACTGCGCGTTCTCTGATCTGATCAACGATTTCGGTCAACGCACGGCGCCATACGCGACCAAAGGGCAACGCACAATCCTGATGATGAACGGCGGCACCAACGACGCTTTGAGCGGCAGCAACGGTGCCACCATTTACGCGACGTTCGGCACGTATGCCGCCACGGCCCGCACCGCAGGGTTCGGCAAAGTTATAGCCAACACGATCCCCCCGAATGTTGGCAGCACCGGAAGTTTCGAAACGGCACGCACGACAGCGAACAGTCTCATTCTCGCCGATGCCTCCCATTATTTCGACGCGACAGCGGATTTCGCGAGCGACTCGCGTCTATCCGATTACACGAACCTCACCTATTACAGCGACGGGATCCACTGGACGACAGCCGGCTGTCAAGCCGCCGCGTCGATCATGGCACCCGTCGCACGCCCGTTTATCTAGACGCCTCTCGTTTGATCGGAGCCGCATGACCGAACAGGAAGCCCTCCACGTCCTCGCCACTATCGGCGAAGCCCATCTCTGCAACGGTGCCGACAG